GATGAAACTAGAGAATGGTTTAAGGTATTAGAAGGAAAAACGAGATTGTTTAGTGCTTGTCCTTTTTTAATGTTGGTATTGTTTCGCATGTATTTTGGATCATTTATATCTGATTATGTTGAATGTTCACATAAAATTGGTTCAGCAGTAGGTGTGAATCCTTATTCTTATGATTGGGATATTATATCTCGTAAATTGTTACAATTTAGTCGAGATAAAGATGATTTAGCAGTTGCGGCTGGTGATCAAGGACAGTTTGATACTCGACAATGGACTATAATACATAATGCTATTTTAGATATGATTAATGAATATTATGGGAAGAACAATCCTGATAATAAGATTAGATCGTATTTATTTATGGAAATTACTAATTCTAGACATATTTTTAGAGGTAAGATTTATGAGTGGCACTCTGGTTTACCGAGCGGTAATCCTATGACTGCTATTATAAATACTATTTATAATAATGTTGTTTTTAGAATTTCATGGCAGTTAGCTAAATTGGATATCAAAGATTTTAATAAATCTTGCTATCTTATCGTGCTGGGCGATGATAATGTATTTTCCGTAGAACCAAAATATCGTGACGTATTTAATGAAATGACTTTACCTATTTATATGGATATTATTGGTATGGATTATACTACCGAGCTTAAAGGTGAGGCAGTTAGTCCATTTCGAAAATTATCTGAAGTTGAATTCTTAAAACGAGCGTTTAGATTCGATGAAAAATTAAATAGATATATAGCTCCATTAAGAGAATCAGCAATAGCTGAAATGTTGAATTGGACTAAGAAGGGCTCCGAAGCTGATCAGATCACGTTAGATAATATGTGTTTTGCTTTAAGAGAATTTAGTTTACATGGAAAGGATGTTTTTGAACATTGGAAAGAAAATCTACTTGTTTTAAAACAGGAGAAATTTCCTGATCATGAACCTCATGGTTCTTTTCCTTTGAATTACGACAATACTTATGAGGATGTGTTGAAATTAGAATATTATTTCTAATTTTCAATTAATCTTTGTATTTATTGTCGTACGGACCGCAGAAGTCGTTAAAAGCAGAAATTTATAAAAGTGTAATTGCTTTATTTTGAATAGTTTGAGAATAAGTTAGTAATTTTGGTTAAATTAGTAGGTAAAACCGAAAATTTCTCTGTAAAGGAGTTCCAACTTTAAAACCTTAGATATTACGATGATTTCATTATTTAGTGTTATACAACCAAAAACAATATAAATACAAAAAAATATTTAAATACACGAATTAGGGTGATTTAAACCTAACTAGACGGGGAGTTTAGTATCTTGTGTGTGATCTACATACTGCTTAGTAATTTAAGTAATTACAAAAATACAATTTTATAACAACCAATCATGACGACAGATAATAGATATAACAGTACACAAAATACAATTAAAAGTGACAATGTCCCAGAGTCTATCACTTTTATTTGCCAACCAAGCTTTCATTTTCACAATGTTAAGTACTCACCACAATCAGGTTTAAATGCCAATATCAATGTATCTGAACCTTCTCACCCGGCTTCAACTCCAGATGAAAATACTTCTACGCAAGTTAGTGTTAAAGAAGATGTTATGTCTACTACTCAATTTGTCGATGATCGCCAGATTGTAACCAAAGATTCTTCTTTGGATATGCATATAGATGATACTATTGATAAATTGTTTGATATTCAATTAGTTGAGAGTACTTTATTAGATTATTTAGCTAAACCTATTGTATTAGCTTATGGTCCTTTGAGTACAACAGATACTTATAGTATTTTTAACTCCTATTCAATGCCTTATGCTGCTTTAACTTCAACTCCTGGTTTAGTTTGGAGACAAAAACTAGCTGGATTTTTTGGTATGAGAATGGATATGAAATTTAAATTAGTTGTTAATGCTAATAAGTTTATGCAGGGTAGATATATAATGGGCTGGACTCCTACTGGGGGTTTAGCTCCTAATACTTCTAATCTTAAGGGTATTTCTTGGGTATATGCACATAATGCTACTCTTACTCAAAGGACTACTGTACCACATGTTGAAATTGATTTATCATTGAATACATCAGCAGAGATGGTTGTACCTTTTGCCTCGGTAAATTCTTATTATCCTCTCAATGCAGTATTAGGTTCTTCTGATTACGGTGGTTTAGGTTATTTGGCCATATATCCTTATGCTCCATTGATTACGGTTAGTGGGCCTACCTCTTGTTTTTTTACTTTATATGTTTCTTTTGAAAACGTTAAATTATATGGTGCTGCTTCGGCGCAATCTGGTTTGAATAGTAAAAATAAGGGTGTCACCGATACGGAGATTTCTAATAAGGCTCAAGGACCTATATCAGGAGTGGCTTCAGCAATATCTAATGCTGCAAATTTGTTTACATTTTTGCCAGGTATTGGTCAATATGCATCTACTGTATCATGGGTTGCAGATAGGGTGAGTAAAACTGCTTCTATATTTGGCTTTTCTAAGCCAACTGCTGGAGATAATGTGCCTAAAATGCAGATATTATCTGCTCCTGGTCATACTCATGTGGATGGTGATAGTGATGCTCGTGCTTTAAGTTACCTTGCAAAACCAGGAACTACTTCTTTAATGGGGTTGTCTGGGAAGTCGGTTGATGAGATGGATTTTAATTATATTAAGATGAGATATGCTTATATAACTCAATTTCCATGGGGAGATGTATTAACTCCTGGAACTGTACTTTGGAACGCAGCAGTTTCTCCAATCACAGGTCAAGTACCTGTAACTGCTGGAGGAAATACTTATTTCAATTATCCTCCCGGTATTTTTTTAGCACGACAGTTTTCATTGTGGCGTGGCTCCTTGAGATTTAAATTCAAATTTGTAAAGACTGAATACCATAGTGGACGGTTATCATTTGGTTTCTTTCCTACAGATGAACAAGTTTTCGTGTCTGGTGATGCGTATATTAACAGGGTTATTGTTGACGTAAGAGAGAAGAATGAAGTGGAATTGGTAATTCCATATTTATCTCGTTTACCTTGGCAAGACTTTTCAGCTGGAACTGGTTTTTTACGGGTCGTAGTTATTGATCCTTTAGTTGCTCCAGCAACTGTGTCAACATCTTTTACTATACTTGTGGAAATGAGTTGTGGTGAAGATTTTGAAGTTGCTGTACCAGCTATCTGTGATGCTAACCCTTCTTATTTTGTGCCTCAATCAGGTTTATCAAAGCAGGATGATGCTACTATAATATCTACTATTATAGGTTCTTCTACTGTGAGATCTGATGACGTTTTATTCTCTTCTACATCTATTGGAGATAAAATTAGTTCTTTGAGAACTTATTTGAAAAGATATTCACCTATAGTTAGTTATATTAATGAGACTCCACTTTCACTTAATAATAAACAAATAGGTTTAGTACCTGATATGATCATTGCTTTTGGAAGTACATTACCGACTACTAATGCTTATGTTTCTGATCCGCTCTCTATTTGGTCTGCATGTTTTATGTTTACCAGTGGAGGTATGCGTATTAGAGATGTAATAGATGCAGGTATGACAAATGCTACACCTAAGAATATGCATACAATGTGTATGGCTTCAGCTGCTCCTGGAGTACCAAGTTTGGTTACCCCAATAGTAGCATCCGTACCCTCTGGTAGTTTCAGAACACAACATATGGTATTACATGAGTATATAAAT